ATATTACTGCACAAGGAAAAAATAGACGAAGAATGAACGGAATGACTATGCAAGGTGCTAATCATATTGTCATAAAAGCTAAAAGTAAACAAAGAGCAATAAAAAGCTTAAAGCAAATGCAAGATGATGTTAAAGATGCAATAAATCATGCAAAAAATTATGACCCTAAAACTCAGAACCTTTACTGGTCAGCACATGGTAAGGGAAGATTAAATGAAGCGACAAGTTGGCTTAAAACTTATGTACATGAAATGGGTCATCAAGTTCATTTTACTAATAATTCAAATAAGTTAAGCTCTTATGATTGGAGTCCCAGTGAATATGGAACATCAAATCACTTAGAAAGATTTGCAGAAACATTTGTGCAATTTATATTTGCTCCTGTAGAATTGAAGAAAGCTTCACCCTCTGCCTATAAATGGATAGAGGAAACTCTTGATGCTTCGCTAAAAATTGTTGACAAATGGAATTAAGAGAACAAGCGGTAAAAATAGCTGGGAGTTTTCCTGAGTCAAGGGACGCTCCTAAAAAGCTGTTGTCTTTATTTAATGAAGCAAAAGGAGAGGATAAAGATTTGATAGGTGAACTTGTAGAGGTCTTATATGCGGCTGCAAAAAATAAAAAAGATTTAAATTTAGTAGATAAATACTTTGCAGACTAATGCCACTCAAAAAAGGCAAATCACAAAAGACTATATCTGGCAACATACGTTTGCTTATGAAAGAAGGTAAGACATTAAAACAGGCACAAGCTATCGCATTATCAAGTGCTAAAAAACGTAAAAGGAAGTAAAATAAAATCAGTTGCACTTCTTACTATGTACGGAACACCAAAAAAAACAAAGATCAAAAAAACTAAAAAAGTTAAGAAGAAGTGAAAAAAAGAAAGTTTAGAAAAGTAGCAAAGGATAAAAAGACTGGCGTTGCTAAGAAGTATCTTAGTGGTGCTAAAAACAAGAGTGCAAAAGCAGCAGAAATAAAACGTACATCAGCAGCATATAAGAGAGGTGAATTTATAGACATTAAAGCTGTATCAAAATCCCGAACTAATCAAGATGGCTCCAAGAAAAAAAAGCGCAAAAAAAGCTCCACCCGCTAAACCTTTAAGTGCCGCAGTGGTCAAGGCACTTAAGAAAAAAGCCGAAGGTACTAAATTTACCTATCGAACACTGGCTGCTGTTTATAGAAGAGGTCAAGGAGCTTACTTGTCTGGTGGGTCAAGAAATGTTCCTATGGGTGCATGGGCAATGGGCAGAGTAAATAGTTTCATTACTGGCAAAGGTGGAGCTAGAAAAGCAGATGCTGACTTAACAAAGTAAAACAAAATGAAACTTACTACCAGACAAAAGAACACTCTTAAAAAACACCAAGAGACTCATGGGCATACAAAGGCTCACATGGAATATATGAAGCGCAAGATGAGAGAAGGCATGAGTTTTACACAGGCTCATAGAATGGCAATGAGTAAAAAAGGCAAATGAGTGATCCTAGACTTAAAAGATTTGGATTATCTGGTTTTAATAAACCTAAAAGAACCCCCTCACATCCAACAAAATCACATGTTGTATTGGCAAAAGAAGGTGATAAAGTTAAATTGATCCGCTTTGGGATGCAGGGAGCAAAGAATAAACCGCCAAGAAAAGGAGAATCAGATGCAGATAAGGCAAAACGCAAGAGTTTTAAGGCTAGACATGCTAAAAATATTGCCAAAGGTAAAATGTCAGCCGCTTTTTGGGCAGACAGAACCAAGTGGAGCTAATATTGTGAATAATTGTTAAAATTTATTTATGGCAGAAGAACTAATTAAGCCTAATCCACCTGTTAATACAGCAGAAGTTGAAGCATTAAAAGAAAGCGTAAGAAAGCTTGAAGCAAATAACAAAGCATTGATGGATCAATACGCTAAAGCGCAAGAGAAAGCAAAGGCAATACCACCTGATGTTGATGTAAATGCCTTAATAGCTTTTAAACAGCAGAAAGAGCAAGAGGAGTTAGAAGCTAAAGGCAGATATGAAGAAGCAATCGCAAAACAGGCACAGCAATATCGTGAAGCGGAAGAAGCCAAAAATAAAAAAATACAAGAACTTGAAGCTAGGCAGAGACAGTTAGAAGTTGAAGCTCCAGCCGTCACAGCCCTTGCTGATGTCGTACATGATCCCCAGTATGTGCTTTCACGCATTAGCAAGGAGCAATTATCTAGAGAGGCAGATGGAACCGTTGTTGTCGTTGATGGATATAACAGAACTCCAGTAAAAGAATGGGCAATGTCACAAATGCCTCAATGGGTACAGAAGAACCCTAGACCTCAAGGAGGTGGAGCTACTACAACAAAAGTTCAAACAGAATTTGTTGCTGCTGGTGAAAAAAACCCTTTTGCAAAGGAATCTTTTAATCTTACAGAACAAAGCAGATTGTATAGAACAGATATAAATAAATATAATATGCTCAAAAATGCTGTTAGCGGTTAATATAGAACTATCTAGTGTGCGCTAGTCAGGGTTTGCACCCGCAAGTGAACATATCTTATTAATTAACATGGCTACAGTGCGTAGTGATTTAATTATTCCAGAGGTGTTTACCCCCTATTTGATAGAAGCTACAACTCAAACTGATAGCTTTCTTCAAAGCGGTGTGGTGCAACCTCTAGCAGAATTAAATCTATCGTCAGACAGAGGCGGTGATTTCGTCCGAATCCCTTTTTACAAGGCAAATTTAACTGGTGATTTTGAAGTTCTTACAGATTCAACTTCTTTAACACCTTCAAAGATTCAAGCAGATAATCAAATAGCTGCTGTTCTTCATAGAGGTAGAGCTTTTAGCTCAAGAGACTTAGCTAGTCTTGCAGTTGGTAGTAGTACTGATCCTATGGCTGCTATTGCTCAAAAAATGGCGGCATACGTCAACAACCAGAAACAGAAGGATTTATATTCTTGCTTAACTGGTGCTTTTGGCTCTATCAATAACAACTCAAGCAGTTCAGCATTGTTTGACCTAACTATTGATTCTGAGTCAGGAGATACTCCTACAGCATTAAGTCCTAGACACGTTGCGAAGGCACAGTCTTTACTTGGCGATCAAGGCGGTAAGCTTACAACAATCGCAATGCACAGCAAAGTCTATTACGACTTAGTTGAAAGAAGGGCAGTTGACTTTGTTGCTACAGGTGACATCAATGGTGGCGGTGCAACAGCTTCTGGTGGTTCTATTGAAAATGCTTTCGGGAATCCAACAGTACCAACATTTATGGGTCTAAGAGTAATTATCTCTGATGACATTCCTACAACAGGATCTGGATCTTCTACAGAATATTCAGTATTCATGTTTACAAATGGTGCTGTTGTAACTGGTGAGCAAGCTCCGATCAGAACACAAACAGACAGAGACATCCTTGCTTTAGAAGAAGCAATGGCTGTTGATCTTCACTACATCTACCATCCAGTTGGTTTGAAGTATGCGGTGACAACTGTAAACCCAAATAGATCAGTTCTTGAAACTGTAGGCTCTTGGTCGAAAGTCTATGAGACAAAGAATATCGGTATCGTAAGAGCTACCGTTGTATCAAATAACGACTAGAGGTAATTATGACTTCATTATTTGACGTTACTGCTGGTTCTTTAATAGGGCCAACAACAGGCGGCACTGTTACTCAAGGAACAAGCAAATCAACAGGTGTGACCCTTAACACTTCAAGCGGTCAGATCACTATGCATGATGCGGCTCTTGCTGCTGCTGCTGAAGTATCTTTCACTGTTACAAACAGCAAGATCACCTCAACAGATGTAGTAGTTGCTATTCATGGATCTGGTGGAACTGCTGGATCTTACTCAGTAGAAGCCAATACAATAGGTTCTGGATCTTTTGCAATCACTGTATCTAATACATCAAGCGGTTCATTAGGTGAAGCTATTGTTATTAATTTCATTGCATTAAAAGGTGCATCAAGTTAATGGGGATGTACGCATTTAGGCGTATGAGGGAACAAAACGAAGCTGCTCAAAAGGCGGCTTCAGTTTCCACCTCTAAGCCAAAACCAAAACGTAAGACAAAAAAGGAAACAACTAATGGCGATCTCAATAGTATCGACAGTCGGTAGTGCTACAGCTAACAGTTATGTCACATTAACTGAGGCTCAAGCTTTTATTGATGGCCTTACAGAATCTGAAGACGTAGTTGCATGGGGTAACAGCACTGAAGATCAAAAAAACAGGGCTTTATTTTCAAGCACAAGAAGAATAGATCGTGAAAAATTTTTAGGTGCTAAAGCTTCTAATACACAGGCAAGAATGTGGCCTCGCAGTGGTGTTCGAGTTCCAGATCAATATACAAATTTGTATGGTTTATCTTTTCCAAACAGAATATTGGCTGATTATTACACAGACACAGAGATTCCAGACGAGGTGAAACACGCACAGATAGAACTTGCTGTTTATCTTAATAATAATAAAGATGGTATTGGCCTAAGTGGCCTAGAAGATTTTGCAACAATGAGTGTAGGAAATATAAATATCACTCCTAATTTTTTTGGAAGAGTGGGAGTTGATCGCATACCGCCAATTATTGACCATTACTTGATAGGCCTTAGAATAGGTGGAAGTGCTAATCTATCAATCAAGAGGTCTTAACTAATGACATACGAATATCCAGCCGCAATCATCATTACTGATACAAATGCCCATACAGGCAGATTTGGAAAGGTGCATTGTTTAACAGATGCGAGTGCTACTTTTGTCGCAGAAAACATTACAGAAAATGGATCTTCTACAATTAATGGCATAACAATGAAGGCTTCAAGTGAAGTTTGCGGAGTCATTACAAGTATTACTCTTGCCAGTGGTCAAGTTATAGCTTATTACTTATGAGCATTGCATCAGGCATTATTAAAGGTGTAAGCGCAGCAATGCGGGCTGTAGGAGGTGATATTACTTTGGTTAGATTTACAGAAGGTACTTATGATGAAGAGTCTGGTGTTTTTTATAACAATGAAACTAAAGTTACAATCAAAGGCATTTTAAGTAATGTTAGTAGAAGTCAAGCTAATGATTTAATAGAAGCACAGGATAAAAACTTAACTATTTCTGCTGGCGATATAACTTTTGTGCCAACTACAAAAGATAAAGTACTAATAAGTGGTATCAGTTATAGAATTATTCAAGTTAATGTAAATGAGCAAAATAATACACCACTAAGCTTTAATCTTATTTTGAGGTAAATATGGGAAGACAGATTAAAGTAGATCAGATTGATGATTTTTTTGAAGATCTTGTTATTGATCTTGTTCAAGCTACGACTCTTGAATGGACAAAAAGGGTGAAAAAAGCAACTCCTGTTGATACTGGGAGATTAAGAGCCGCATGGCAAACAGATATAAAACCACTGCAAGGCACAATAATTAATAATATTGTTTATGCAGAACCAGTTTGCTTTGGTGTAAATCTTCCACCGTCATGGGGAGGACGTTACAGAACAAGACAGCAAACTGTTGCTGGATTTCCAGAACTTATAGGAAAAGAACTAGAACAATATGTTATAAGACAACTCAGAAAAGGTACAAGATGACTGCTACAGATTTAAATACGGTTAGAGCTACTATCGAAACACGTTTAAGGGATGAATTTAGGACAAACGAAATAATTCCTATTATTTTTAACAATATGTCTTTTGATTCTCAAAATGTTGATAAATATATTCAATGTATTACTAGTTTTGGTCAGAGTGAATACCTTACACAAGGAAACGCTACCAGTGCAACAAATCTTGTTGTTGGTCTTACTACTTTTAATATTTTTACAGAGCAAGGGTTAGGATCTGGATCTAATTTTGCAATATGTAAAAGAATTAGAGATTTATTTAATAGGATTACCGCATCAAACGTAAGATTTGACCCGCCTGTTGGCCCTGAGATATTACAACCTAGTCCAGAAGGTAAATTTCAAACGCAAATAAGAGTAACATTTGAAATATATGAAACATTAACAGCATGATTGAAATTACAGAAGAAATGCTTGACGCCATTGAAGCTGTCAAAGGTAGAAGAGATCCAAAGTATTGGGATCCACAATGTAGAAGATATATGGAGAAAAATAAGAAAGCTGTAAAAAAACCAAAAAAAGGTTAATATAATTATAAATCTTTCTTTTTATTGTTATGGCTGCTGTAAAAGGTGATGTCGGGCAAGTCAAATTTGATGATGGCGGCTCCTCAGTAAACCCTGTATTAGGCACTAGATCGTGGTCTATGTCTATCACCAAAGATATTCAAGAAACAACTGTTCAAGGTGACACTTTTAAATCATTTGTAGGTGGACTAATTGAAGGTGAAGGCACTGCTGAATTAGTTTATGACAACGCTGCTTCTGGTGAGACTGCAACATTTATTGATGCTTGTTTAACAACAGGTGACGCCGCTACTGCTTCTTTTGAGCTTTTTCCTGATAGTGGCAGTGGGGCGCAAAAAATTAGCTTTAGCGGTCTTGTATCAAACTTTGAGCAAAGCTCATCATTAGGTGATGTAAACACAATTACAGTCACATTTAAGCCATCTGGCACAATTACATCCGCAATCTAAAAGTAAAATTCTTCGCATTTATTTATGGCAACTGAAAGAACCGCAGACATAATTCTTGGTGCGTTCCAAGACGAAATGGTCACAAGACGTAAGTTTGATTTAAAAAACTCTCAAGGTAAATTAATTACTTCTATCTATTTCAAACCTATAACAAGATATGCAAGAGTCAAAGCACAACAATTAGCTGGCCCTAATGCTGATGCTCTAGTTGTATCAACACAGCTTTTATGTCAAATGGCAGAAAAAGAAGATGGAACTCCAGCTTTTGATATGTCTGATGCACCAATATTGCAGAGACAGTTACCTGAAAAAGTTTTAAATGAACTTGAACTTTTCTTGAATGATATAAAACTTGATATTGATACAGCAAAAAAAGAATAAAAGGGGATAGCTGGTTTAGATTTGAGTTTTTCCTAGCAACAGAACTTGGTAAGACAGTGCAAGAACTCAGAATGAATATGACTGAGGCAGAGCTTATTTATTGGGCTGGATACTATGAAGTAAAGACAGAAGAAGAAAAAAGGGCATTGCAACGACAAAAACGCAATTCAAGGTAATATAGAGTAAAGGTTTTTTTATTTGTGGCAGAAGCAGTCGTTAGGTTAAGAGTTGATGCCAGCGGTGCGACTAGGGCGTTAAATGGTGTCCAGAAACAAACTAATGTTTTACAGAAATCTTTTGGCGGTCTTAGAAATGCTATTGGTGGAATAGGTTTAACTTTAGTAGCAAGGCAAGCGGTTCAAGCATCATCTAATTTTGATAAATTAAATCCAGACCAACAAAAAGAAATCGACAAACAACTTGATCTTATGATCGAACAAAAATACCACTTTATCAGCTATAATGGTATTCGTGAAGCTAGACTTAATGCTATGATACAAAAATCTAAAGAAACACAACAAACACCTAATCCATTCGATAATTCTGTGATTATTATCGATGAAGCACAC